GCTTGCGCCTGCTTTAGTTTTCGATGGGCTTTCTCCAGTAGTTTCGCGTCGGCCCTTTTGAAGGGCCACCACTTGTTCTCTAAGATTTTTTTTAGTTCCTCCTGTTGTGATCGACTCCACCGTTGTGAACGCGTGGCCGCTGGTGCACTGCCTTCTGCGGTAGCACTTGTTTGTGACTGCATGTCTCGTCTCCGTTATTCTGGTGCTCTTACCACACTCGGGGCAGCGGATCATAAAACCTTGCCCGCCCTTGAGTAGACAGTGAACTGCCTAACATTGATAGTGGTCTGCGCCTTGTTCGACAGATTGGGGATGGTGCCTATGGCGATACCCTGAGCGCGGTTGCGCTCGACGACTTGGGTCTGGCTCTGCGACATGGTTGCACCATGGCCTCGGAAGTGAGCGTCTTGCAAGAACACAGACGGGCTGTGGTCGTGCTTCCACATGAAGGGGCTGTCTACGGGGCATCTGCATTTCTTAGCAGTCATTTCAATACCCCCAACGAATACGGAAGCACACCAGATAGAGGTGCAGGACAAACTCGTTGCCACTGCTCACGAACCCGATGGCAAAGCAGGGCCACTTGCGAGGCAAGAACTCGGTAGTCAGGTGTAGGCTTTTTCTCATTCCAAACCTCCATGCATCGTCCACTCCTTGGCCTTCTCCGCCATAAACATGCCTTCGGCGCGGGTCATCTTGGATGAGCGCACAAACAGTTCGCCCTCCCAGTCGTAGGCAATGATCATCACATCGGTCAGGCCACCATCCTCACACATATCCAGCGCGGACTTGAGCGCCTGCTCGGGGGTGTAATTCACGCTTGCGGGTAGGCTAATTACTTTCTCGTTGTTCATGTGTTCTTCTCCTTGAGTTTGGCCTCAAGTTCTCTGGCAAAGTTAAATTGCATGGGGCCGGTAAAGATAGCGTCGGCTTTGTACATGGCTTGCGCTATCTCATCCTCCGTCAGCCCCACCCACGGGCGCGGCTCAGGCTCTAGCTTTGCCTTCACAGCCTCAATCAGCATTGCTTTGTCGAAGGCATCCCCTTGCGGGTTCTGTATCCACTTGAGGCACAAGGCCAGCAGTTCTTTCTCAGTCGGCATCAATCATCTCCTTCAGTTCTTCCATGCACTCGGCCCATCCCAGCAACAGATACCACACGTAGTTACTGCGTGGGCTTCGCTCAAAATGAAAGCGCGCCATGCCTAGGTAGTTGTCGGCGGCGGCCCACCAATAGTGGCGCTTGTAGTCAGGATTCATTGCGCTCTTCCGTAACATACTTTTTTGTATGTTGTGGAGAAAACATCTCGCACCCATCCTCGGTCATGTCGGTTGACACGAAATACGCCTGCCGCCACGGGTTAGGCTCGGTACCACTAGCCGCGTTGCGGTAGCACTCAGTCCTACGATTGCAGGTCTGGCTGGCGCACATGGTTATGTCGCGGGTCATGCGCTCCCCCTCGCACGAAGTGGACCCGGATCGGAAGTCAACAAGTAAGCATCAAGCAACTTCGCACAAGCCTCGCGCTCATGCTGGGCGACAAGGGTAGCGAAGTGTGCAACTTCCGTTTCGTTTAGCCTCCAATTCCCTTCCGCGTCGTAAGACAGCATTCCCCCAGAAGCCTCCCGCGCCATGCGGATGATGTCGTCGCGGGTCATTTCCATTCCTCCTCGTCCTTCGCAAGAAGGCGGTCGATAAACTCATGGGCTAGGTGTACCAGCAGGCCACCGATAGCGAGGCCGATGATGATCCCTAAGATTAGCTCCATCATTATTTTCCTCCAGCAAACACCGCCACGCTTACCTTTGTTTCTGTCAAAGCCTGAATAGACGCAAGGGCTGATGCCATGCGCTCTGCGTTCTCTATGGCTTTCAAAAACTCTGGAGAGGTCAACATATCTTGGGCCTGCTTGTACTTGTCCCGCATTTGAACCACCTCCGCTTGAACCCGCTCACTCGCGGCCTTCATGGATGTCAGATCGTTTTTAATTGACCCACGAAAATCAACAAGTGTTTTTCTCAAGTTGTCTACAGAGGACTGCGCTCTTACGGTGGACTCTGTTGCTGCAATTGACGCTTCCATACTTACCTTCCACTGTGAAAAATAAACCATGCACTCGGCAACTTCATCGCGGTTAAGAACATCAGTTCTCCAACCAACCCCGTCACGGTTTGCTGATGTCTTGACCATTGCCTCATTTAAAACATCGTCCATGCGAAAGCAGGCCGGTGCCATTTTGTCCAGTTTGGCAGACAAGGCTTCATCCCTGCCTGCCCACCACAACTCAGCGGCCTGCACTTGAGACAACCTCGCAGGTGGTTGGTGAGATATTTCCGCACACCAAGGTCCGCTGCTCTTGCACGGTCTCTGCTTTGTAGCCAGACAGTTTGTAGGCAATCGGCATTGCATTCTTCAAGATGCCTAGCGCACTCACACCACCATCGTCAGACTTCTTGATCGCCACATCCATCGCTTCTGCAAGCTCGGATATAAACGTATCCGTGTCAAGGCACGTTGTCTGAATGACAAAGTCGCCCGTACCCAAGGTGTCTGCAAAAATCCTAACCATAAGTTGCTCCTAAATTGTTTGTAAATTTGTTATTCATTTCACCCTCCTCACCGGCTCCCAGTCACGCACCTTCTCCACGAACACAGGCGTGGGCTTGTACTCGGTGGGCGGAACCCATCCAAAGCGCCGCCATGTCGCCTGCACATTTGCGCCCCGCGTGGGGACGAACCGCTTGTCGGTAATGGGTACGCTAGGTTCAGTTCGCTTAGCAGTCATCTCACTCTCCTTGGTTAACATTGTTAGGGCTGGCTTCTTCGTCCAGCACTACAACAAAAACATCCTCCGACACCCTACACCCCGCGCTGTCGATGAAGTGTTCCTTCTCTACCAGCTTGAGCAGGCCCAGCTTGCCGCGCATCTCAACGGGGAGCGTATTATCGTCATAGAGTTGGACATTGTCACCTACTCGCACAATATATTGCCCCATGTCACGCACAAGCAACGCGGACTTCTTCGTGTTTAGCTTGTCCCGAATGCCTTCAAGAATGCGCATCTCCAGCTTGATGCTGGTCGCCTTGTCGTTGAGGTCGATAATCTTCTGGCCCTCGGCTGGCGACATACGCTCCCGCACGAACTGCATGAATAGAGGAAAACCCTCGCCCAGCACAAACTCTTGCGCGGCCTTGGTTACTGGGCCGTAGGTGTGCCTATGCGTGTAGTTATGGTTAGATATGGCTTGCTGGACATAGCCATCCGCCGCGTTAGCGGCCTCCGTGATGCGCTCGTTCACATCCTTGCGCCCAAAGGTTCGCTTGATACGGACAATCGCTTTCTTCGGATCGTCAGTTGTGTAGGCACCACCCCGTTGCCGCCCCTGCGCGATGCGGTGATTGGCGACCTTAATCTTGTAGCCATTACGGGCCCAGTCTCTATAGATTTTCCCCAGCAACTCGCCGTCCTCCATCACCTCGAAGGCGCACACAGCGATCCTAACCACCGCGTCATCTATGTGTCCTCGGCTGTAATCAGTACCGACGAACCTCCAGTTGGGCTTGAGCACCACCAACTCTTTGATGACATCGTGCAACATCGAGATGGCAGTCACCTCGGCCTTGAGCCCGGTCGGGGTACGCAGGGCTATCTCCTTAGCCGTGTCGTTGCTCAGCGAAACGCTCTTAAATTCCATCACATTCATAGCTCTCTCCTTACCATTCAAACTTCTTGAGAATCGCATCGACCTTGGACTTCACATCCTGCCGTGCGGTCGAATCTTCCTTGATGCTCTCGATGTCAGCACCTAACATAGTTAGCTCCAACTGCTTGCGTGCCTCCTCCAACTTCGGATCGTTGGTGATGTTGAGCTTAGTCAGCAGGGCGCACAACTCCAGCGGGTTGCTGATAAGCGAGTCGTGGTAACGCTTCTTGGCGGTGTCGCCGTCCACATCCGTCAGCTTGGTGCTGATGGCGGTCAGTTCAGCATGGAGGCGTTCCCATGGCTCACGCACGGCCTCGGCCAACTTCTCCTGTTGCTGTTGCTCAAAGACATATACCAGTTCCTTGAGGTCGTCGGCAGGCACATCAAGGCGGAAGTCCCCGGCCTCGGGCACAGGCTTGACTGCGCGGCGGAACCCGAACTTGAGCTTCACATCCTCCATCGGCGGATAGTCGTCGGCCTTGTACATCGTGCCGAGATTGGCCTGCGCCTCCTGCACCAGACGCGGGTACTCCACATAGAAGTTATCGCACATGGTCTGGAAGGTCTGCTCGTATGAGTTGATCGTGGTCTTGTAGTCCATGAACAACTTGGTCGGCAACAGTCGCTCACCCTTGTCTGCCCACGGCAGGGTGTGTTGGTTGTGATAAAGCCGAACCCTAGCCGCCAGCTTCTCAATGTCTTTGCGTAGCGAAGTACCCGCAAAGAGATTCTTTTTGGTTTGCGCCGCATCACGCACCGCACCCGCGTTCGTATTGACCTGCTCGGTCACCTCCCGGTCGATCTTCGACGCGGGCCACACGCTGATGTTCAGTTCCACCAGCACAGCACTTGCACTAATACTCATCTTGGTTCTCCTAACAAAGTTACTTCTTCTCCGGCTTACCCGCCAGCTTAGCCATGCGGTACAAGTCGTCGTTGACCAGCTCCATCGAAATCTTCTGCTCGTTGGGGTACGCATGGAAGGTGTTGCCACCACCCCCCGAGACATACTCCTCCTTCCACACCTCGGCCTTCTGCAGAATCTCGGCGATAGTCACCGCGTCCTTGATGGACAGAATGAACTGCGAATCCCAGCCCAGCTTTAAAACCATCATGTTGTTCTCCTCAATCCTTGATATGAATAGTTTTGCCATTGTTAGCGACAGCGGTCGAGTCGCCCTTGACGATGCACCACAGAACCTCAGCAGGCCAGTCGTGACCCCAATCGCCGCCCACAAAGCCATCAGTGAGAACCACAATGCACTCTGGCTCAATTGCTTTCTCCTTGAGGTACCTTGATACACAGGAGGGCGAGGTGCCACCGCCACCCTTGGGCTTGGTCGTGCTAACAATGTTAGAGACATCCCCATCCCCATACTCCTCATGCGAGGCGACCTCGCTGTCCCAATAGATCAGGTCGATCTTCTCGGGGTTAACCTCTTCGGCGATACCCTTAACCTCGGACAAGAAGTCCGACAGCTCACGAACACCGATAGACCCGGAAGTGTCCACGGCGATCACGATGCGACCGATGCGCTCACCGATCATGCTAGGCATGTAGACACCCGCAGACAGCATCCGGCGATTGACCCGACGCCAGCTAGACTTGTCCTTGTTACGGCAAGTGGCCTTCACGAACTCGCGCAGTACCTCGCGCCAGTCCACCTTGGGTTCGAGCAACTCCTCCAACTCACGGCCCATGCCACCCGCACCCCTGCCTGCGATCTTCTGGTGAGCCATCAAACCTTGGCGAATCGCTTGGTCAATCTCACGCTCCAGTACGCGCTTGTCCTCCTCGCTCATATTCTTAGCGCCATCCCAGTCGTGGTCGTCGAGGCCAGCGCCTTCGTTCTGTCCAGCACCGCCACCATCCCCGGGCATACCATCCCCGTCGCACTCGCCGCCCTCACCCTTGCCGCCATCCCCTCGCTCCTCTTTGAGAATGTCGAACACTTGCTTGGCATTGAGGCCACGGAACCTCTCGTCGATGAGGCCCATGGGTTCACCCTTCTTCTCACCCTCACGCCAGATGGGCATGGTGATCGTGCGCCCGGTCGGGTCGAGGTCTTTGAGCATGAGGTTAATCACATAGTCACACGCGGCGTTAGCCAGTCGGTGATCCTCGTCGTGGAGCCTGCGCCATGTGGTGAGATGGCGGTACATCTTGTGTCCGGCTTCGTGAGCAACCACAAAGCTAAGCTCGGCATCGCGCAGGTCTTTAACGAACTTGCGACCATACCGCTCGTCACGCCCGTCGGTGCAGGCGGTTCGGACATTGTCATCCACCGAGGTCTTGCCCACCATCATGATGCCCTGCAACAGAGCGAACTTGGGATCACGCATCAGGCTGATCTTGGCCTTCTGCAGTTTGCGTTCTTCGTTCATCTGGTACTCCTAACTTTGTTAGCCTTCAATCATCGATTGCGACAGGATCATCCGTGCCATGTTGATGGCAGTCTCCATGTCGTCGTAGTAGCCCAACTTCTCGTAGGGCTTGAATCGGGTGAGCGTGTAGCGATACCCACCCCCTTCGACAACTCGTAGCCAAGTCATCGAATAGCCGGAACGCATCAATTCTTTGTTGATGTCGTTCCATCGTTTCTCATGCGAGAGAAACTCGTCAAACTCCCTAACTTTGTTAGGGGTCACAGCAGGTCTTGGTTCTTAGCGACCCAGTCGGCGAACGCCTTGCAGGAGAACGCCACCGCTTGCTTGGTCGGAGTCTTGGCGATGTTGATAGCGAACACCGCTTGCCACTCGGCATCGAACCGCTCCAGATACTTCATGAACGGAGTGATCGTCGCCTTGTCCACGCGGCTGATTGCTCCGAACACAGTGATCGCACACGCACCCGGGCTGGTCGGCACCTTGGTAGTGTCGGGGAACTTGATCGTCTGCTCCCATGTCGGAAGCTGGTCGGCAAACTCGATGTACGCCTGCATGTCACGGGCCGCCGCCTCGCCAACTGCACCGGAGAGCGCCGCGATAACAGCGTCCGGGTCGTTGAGCTTGCGAGTCCTAACTATGTTAGAGGCAGTAGCGAGTGAGCGCGGCGAGACGAACGCGGTCTGGGGCTTGCGCGGGTTGAAGATGTACGGGTTGTCGGCTTGACCCGCGTCGGTGTAAGAGGCAAGGGCATGGGGAAACTGATTGACCCACGCGCAAACCTCGGCTTCGATACCATTGTTGATGGCCCACTCCAGCCACTCTTCGCTAGTGGGTTTGGAGATAGTCACAGACACGATACGATTAAGGCTATGCGCCTTCAGGCTGTCGCCCACGCCGTCGGTCGTCAAGTTACCCGTGAGGAACACGATGGTGTCTTTGTTCAGGGACAAATCACCGAGGCGCGGGTTCGCCTTCTCTAGCATGGGGTGAAGCATATTCTTCACCGGGTCGGCACCCTTGCTGAACTCGTCGAGCATGATGACCAACGGCTTGCCCTCGTGAATCTTGAAGCGGGCATTCGGGTAGTAGCGGGTGGTCTTGGTGTCGTGGTCGATCACCGGCATGGCGATGTCGCCGAGGTCCATGTTGGGCACATCAATGTATGCGTGCTCGTACCCGAGGCCAGAGGAGATTGCCTCCAGCAGAGAGGACTTGCCGATGCCGGGTTCGCCGCGCAACATGAAGCGCGTCTCCGGGTTGGACTTGATGAGGTTGGCGGCTTGTTTGAGGGTGATCGCCTTACCGAAGGAAACTTCTGCCATTTCTAACTCCTACTAATGAACTCTGATGGGGCTAACTATGTTAGCGGGGGAGTGGGCTGGGCGATTTCCCAGCCACACATATATCATACCACA